CGACCCCGCGCTTTACCGGCTGGTGCCTGACACCCACCGGCCCGCCCTGGCATCGACCGGGCTGATCCTGCCGCAGATTCCGGTTGGCGGCTGGGTCGAGATTGATTTCGACGCCGGGTTTGGCCCGGCCTGGACCAACGTGCCGGCCGATTTGCAGCAGGCCGTTCTGACTCTGGCGGCTGACCGCTATGAAAACCGCGACGGTGGCGCCGACTGGCCGCCGGCGGTTGCGCCGTTGATTGCCCGCCACCGCGACCTGCGCCTGTTCGGGGGCCGGCGATGAGCGCGCCTGAACTGACGCGTCCGCTGGTGCTGGAACAGGCCAGCCAGTTGGCCGATGGCGCCGGCGGATACGACAAGGTCTGGTCGAGCCTGGGCACGCTGTGGGCCGATGTGCGCCTGCGCGGCGGGCATGACGTCACCGGGCAGGGCGGCTCGTTGGGACGCGCGGCCTTGCGCATCACGGTGCGAGCCGCCCCGCAAGGGGCGCCGTCGCGGCCGCTGCCGGGGCAAAGGTTTCGCGACGCGGCCCGCATCTACGCCATTCACGCGGTCGGCGAGACCGATGCCGACGGCCGCTTTCTGGTCTGTGTCTGTGAAGAGGAGCTGTCGATATGAGCTTTGCCATGGCCGGACCGCTGCAAGAGGCGATCTTTCAGCATCTGGCGGCTGACCCCGGTTTGCAGGCCCTTGTGGGCGCGGCGATCTATGACGAGGTGCCGCCCGGGTTGCCGCCCGGCACTTATGTGGTGCTGGGCGATGAACAGACGCGCGATGCCTCGGACCGCGACGGCGCGGCGGCATTGCATGAGTTGACCATCAGCGTCGTGTCCGACGCTGCGGGCTTTCGCACGGCCAAGGCCGTGGCGGCCGCGGTATCGGACGCGCTGGAGGGCGCGAGCCTGGTGCTGAGCCGCGGGCGGCTGGTGGGAATGTGGTTTGTGAAGGCCCGCGCGCGGCGCGCCGGCCAGGGCGACGTGCGGCGGATCGACATGCGGTTCCGGGCACGGACCGAAGACAACGTTATCTGACGGGAGAAACACCATGGGTGCGCAGAACGGCAAGGACCTGCTGATCAAGGTCGACCTGACCGGCGGCGGGCAATTCGATACCATTGCGGGGCTGCGGGCCACGCGGATTTCCTTCAACGCGGAAAGCGTCGACGTGACCTCGCTGGAAAGCCAGGGTGGCTGGCGCGAGTTGCTGGCCGGTGCGGGCGTAAAGTCGGCCGCGATCTCGGGCTCGGGGGTTTTCAAGGACGCGGCGACCGACGAACGCGCGCGGTCGATCTTTTTTGACGGGCTGACGCCGGATTTTCAGGTGATCATTCCAGACTTTGGGATCGTGCAGGGCCCGTTCCAGGTGACGTCGCTGGACTATGGCGGTGTCCACAATGGCGAGGCGACCTATGAACTGGCGCTGGCCTCGGCGGGCGTTCTGAACTTCACGGCCATCTGATGGGCAACCCGTTCGCGGGCGAGGTGACGCTGGTTCTGGATGGCCGGCGCCACGTCGCGAAGCTGACGCTGGGGGCGCTGGCCGAACTGGAGGCCGGGCTGAAGGCCGGGTCGCTGATTGCGCTGATCGAGCGGTTCGAGGGGGGCGGGTATTCGTCGGGCGACGTGCTGGCGGTTGTCGTGGCCGGTCTGCACGGCGGCGGGTGGCAGGGTTCGGCCCGCGACCTGCTGACCGCCGAGATCGAGGGCGGCGCGCTGGCGGCCGCGCGGGCGGCGGGTGCGCTGTTGATCCGGGCCTTCCAGATGCCGGGCGATGACGCGGTTTGACTGGCCCGCGCTGATGCGGGCCGCCGCGGGGGCCGGTCTGGCGCCGGCCGCATTCTGGGCGCTGACCCCGGCCGAGTTTCTGCTGTGGACCGGTCTGGACCGGGCCGCCAGCCCCATGGACCGGGCCCGGCTGTCGGAACTGGCGGCGCGGTTTCCTGACCTGAGTGAAGGAGAGCAAGGTGGAAAGTGACGATATCGAAGCGCTGGACGACCAGATCGCCGCGCTGGAATCGACCCTGGTCGGCGCCCAGAGCATGGCGGCGGCCTTTGACAGCGAATTGCGCCACATGCAGGCGACGATTGCCGAAACCGGGCGCGGCCTGAACGGGCTGAGCGCTGGTTTTGGTCGTGGGTTGCGCGGTGCCATCGACGGCATCGTGTTCGACGGCGCGCGCCTGTCGGACGCGCTGAACGGGCTGGCCCGGTCGATCGCCGACACGGTCTATGCCGCCGCGTTGCGCCCGGTCACCAGCCATTTCGGCGGGTTGCTGGCCGCCGGGGTCAACAGCCTGTTCGGCGAAACCGCGCCGTTCGCCGACGGCGCGGGGTTCACCCAGGGCCGTGTCATTCCCTTTGCTACCGGCGGCGTGGTTTCGGGGCCTGTGAGCTTTCCCATGCGCGGCGGACTGGGGCTGATGGGCGAGGCCGGGCCCGAGGCCATCATGCCGCTTAGCCGCGGGCCAGACGGGCGCCTGGGCGTGCGGGCCGAGGGCGGCGGGCGCGGCGGCAATGTCATTGTCAACGTGACCACGCCGGACGTCGAAGGCTTTCGCCGGTCGCAGACCCAGATTGCCGCCCAGATCGGCCGCGCGCTGTCGCGCGGTCAGCGCAACCGCTGAGGAGGTTCCGTCCCGTGGCCTTTCACGACGTGAGATTTCCCGCCAATCTGAGCTTTGGCTCGGTCGGCGGCCCCGAGCGGCGGACCGAGATTGTCTCGCTCGCCAATGGATATGAAGAGCGCAACGCCCCCTGGGCCCATTCGCGCCGGCGCTATGACGCGGGTCTGGGGCTGCGGTCGCTGGACGATGTCGAGGCGCTGATCGCCTTTTTCGAGGCCCGGCAGGGGCAGTTGCATGGCTTTCGCTGGAAGGACTGGGCCGATTTCAAATCGTCGGCCGCGTCGCGTGCGCCCGGGCACCGCGATCAGGTGATTGGCAGCGGCGATGGCGCAACAACCCAATACGCGCTGAGCAAGACCTACCGCTCGGGCGGGGTCGGCTATGTTCGAACGATTGCCAAGCCGGTGACTGGAACCGTGCGCCTGGCCGTCGCCGGCGACCCGCTGCGCGCTGGCCGGGGGTTCACCGTCGACACGTCGACCGGGCTGGTGACGCTGGATGCGCCTCCGCCCGAGGGGGCGCAGATCACGGCGGGGTTCGAGTTTGACGTGCCGGTGCGCTTTGACACCGACCGTATCCTTGTGTCGGTGGCCAGTTTTCGGGCCGGTGACGTGCCCGATGTTCCGGTGGTCGAGGTGCGTATCTGATGCCGATATCGCCTTCGCTTGATGCCCATCTGCAGACGGGCACGACCACGCTGTGCCGCTGCTGGCAGGTGACCCGCCGCGATGGTTGGCAGCTTGCCTTCACCGATCACGATGGCCCGGTTTCCTTTGACGCGATCACCTTTCGCGCCCGCGAGGGCATGAGCGCCAGCGCCTTTGAACAGACAACCGGGCTGGCGGTGAACAATTCCGAGGCCAGCGGCGTTTTGACCGATGACGGCATTGCCGAGGCCGACATCGCCGCGGGGCGGTTTGACGCGGCCGAGGTGACGGCCTGGCTGGTGAACTGGGCGGCGCCGGATGACCATTTCCTGTTGTTTCGCGGCCAGTTGGGCGAGATCTCCCGCGAAGGCGCGGCCTTTCGGGCCGAGTTGCGCGGACTGACCGAACGGCTTAACCAGCCGCTGGGCAGCATCTATCAAAAGCCCTGCGCGGCGCAGCTTGGCGACGCGCGCTGCGGCTTTGATCTGACCCAGCCCGGCTTTGCTGCCGAGCGGGCGGTCGATGCCGTCGATGACGCCCGCCTGTTCTGGCTGTCGGGGCTGGACGGGTTCGAAGACCGCTGGTTCGAAAAGGGCCGACTGATCGTCTTGACCGGCGCCGCTGCCGGCGCGCTGGGCGCGATCAAGAACGACCGCGCCGAAGGGGCGGCAAGGCGGGTCGAGTTGTGGACCGCGCTGGCACCGGGTGTCGCAGTGGGCGACATGGTTCGGGTCGAGGCAGGCTGCGACAAGCGGGCCGAAACCTGCCGTCTGAAATTCAGCAACCTGGCGAATTTTCGGGGCTTTCCGCATATCCCCGGCGAAGACTGGGTGACCGCGTTTCCGGCTGGTTCGGACAGCAACGACGGCGGGAGCATGAATGCATGACCTGCCGGGCCGTTGATATTGCCCGCGACTGGATCGGCACGCCTTACCGGCATCAGGCCTCGGAAAAAGGCGCGGGTGCCGATTGCCTGGGGCTGGTGCGCGGCGTGTGGCGCGACATGGGCGGGCAGGCCCCGGTCGAGGTGCCGAAATACACCCAGGACTGGGGCGAGGCCGGCGGGGACGAGCGTTTGTGGCGCGCGGCCCGCGCGCATCTGCGGCCTCGCGAGACCGGCGATATCGCGCCCGGCGACATCTTGCTGTTTCGCATGCGCAGCGGGTCGGTTGCCAAGCATCTGGGCATAGCCTCGGACCGCGGTCATTTCATTCACGCCTATTCGCGCCACGGCGTTATCGAAAGCGCGCTGACGCTTTCCTGGCGGCGCCGTGTCGTCGCGAGATTTGCCTTTCCGGACAGGAGTATCTGATGGCGACCATTCTGCTTTCCGCCGCCGGGGCCGCGGCTGGCGCTGCCGTGGGCGGCGGTGTCCTTGGGCTTTCGTCGGTTGCGATCGGCCGGGCCGTGGGGGCCACGCTGGGCCGGGTTCTGGACGCGGCTCTGCTGGGGTCCGGCAGTGGCGCGGTCGAAACCGGGCGCACCGAGAATTTCCGGCTGACCCAAGCCGGCGAAGGTGGCGCCATGACCCGGCTTTACGGTCAGACACGCCTTGCCGGGCAGGTGATCTGGGCGTCGAATTTCCTGGAAAGCCTGACAACGACCGGGTCGGGCAAAGGCGTGGTCGGGGGCGCGGCGACGACGCAGTATTCCTATTCGGTCTCGCTGGCGATTGCTCTGTGCGCCGGCGAAATCACCCATGTGGGCCGCATCTGGGCCGATGGGACCGAGATTGCCGCCACCGACCTGAACCTGCGGCTTTACACCGGCGCCGAAGACCAGTTGCCCGACCCGGCCATCGAGGCGGTCGAGGGCAGCGGCAACGCTCCGGCCTATCGCGGCGTGGCCTATGTGGTGCTGGAAGACCTGCAGCTTGGTCAATTCGGCAACCGCGTGCCGCAGTTCACGTTCGAGGTGTTGCGACCGGGCGCCGGGGCCGGCGAAGATTTGTCCCGCGCCATTCAGGGCGTTTCGATCATTCCGGGCACCGGGGAATATGGCCTGGCGACGACGCCGGTCTATCTGGAGACCGAGCCCGGCGTATCCGTGGCCAGCAACGTGAACACCCCGCTGGGCGGCACCGATTTTTCGGCCTCGCTGGCGATGCTGACCGGCGAGTTGCCGAACTGCGGCGCGGCCTCGCTGGTGGTCAGCTGGTTTGGCGACGATCTGCGCTGCGGGTCGTGCAACATCGGGCCGCGATGCGAACAGACCCTGGTTGACGGCTCGGTCCCGTGGCGTGTGTCCGGGCTGGACCGGTCGGCGGCAGGCACGGTGCCGCTGGCCGACGGGGCGCCGGTTTATGGCGGCACGCCGGCCGACGCGGCCGTGGTCGAGGCCATCGCCGCCTTGCAGGCCGCCGGGCAGGCGGTGACCTTTTATCCCTTCATCCTGATGGAGCAGCAGGCCGCGAATGCCCGGCCCGACCCCTACAGCGATGCCGTCGATCAGCCGGTGCTGCCATGGCGCGGGCGCATCACGACGTCCAAGGCGCCGGGGCAGGCGGGCAGCCCTGACGGCACCGCCGCCGCCACGGCCGAGGTCGACGCCTTCTTCGGCACGGCTCAGCCGTCCGATTTCACCGTTTCGGGCACCGATGTGAGCTATACCGGCCCGCCCGAGACCAGCTATCGCCGGTTCATCCTGCATTATGCCCATCTTTGCGCCGCCGCAGGCGGTGTCGATGCCTTTTGCATAGGTTCCGAGATGCGGGCGCTG